GGGTATTAGCCCTGACGATCTGGTAACTTTTTTTCCCATTTTGTACATTGTCAAATCTGGTAACAAATCATACCAGAAACTACATGACCAGAAAAGACAAATGCCGATCCGAGCCCTACCAGAAAATACATTAGCCCTAAACAGCCCAAAACGGGCCCATTTACGCGTTCTGGCCCTGGGATGACCGTTAACACGTCCGTGGTTGCAGACGCGATTTTGGCAAAAAAACGTGGTAACAAATTCGGCCAGATTGGACATTGTGCTTTTTACCTGGTATGTTATAATATAGTCAAATTTAGCGCACAGCGCGGAAGGGATGGTATCATGAAACGCAGTTACATTTTGAACTATGAATGGGGTGAGTCCTGGGAGATCACGGCTGATAATTTTGATTGGGACCGTGATTATTGGTATTCTGTCATAGCCCGGAATATAGAATATTATCGGGAGCATACGACAAATTCTGTTGATCTCATTACATACTGTTCAATTAGTCGAATCGTGGAAGGGGACGATACTTATATTGGTATGGTAAGTGTCGGGGACCGTCTTGGTTATGTGATTATCCATGATGGTGATAATTCAATTTTAAAAGAGTTAGAAAAGGAAACGTTTAAATGAGATATACGTTATTTTGTGTCCGGGGCAGAGCGCTGCGCCCGGACCGTCATTTTTTGCAGCTGGGTCTGTGGCTTCCATACAGTGCAGATTATGTGATACTTCAGCATGGGGAGCTTTCGGACCAGTCAGCCGGCCAGATCATGCGAGCCGATGATATTCCTGTATTCCTGGATAATCGTTACCACACATTGACGATTGACTGTCCTTACGGTTTCAATTATCGCAGACGGAAAGATGTAACAGAGTTGCAGCAGTTTGTGGGTTATTTACACATGAAGCGCAGAGGATTATATATGGGGGTGTTATATAATGAAGATTGAAAAAATGCGCTGGTATAAAATCATTGTTGATGGTGTCCCGCATATTGTCCGTGTTGATGATCGTATTATGAAATATTCGGTGATTGACTATTATGATGGCAAGTTGTGGTTTACCGGCAGCTGTGTAAAGTGCAAGACATGGGTATTAAATCATATTGACGGTTATATAGACAATAATGGTAAAATGGTTTATATGGGGAGGCGGGAAAGATGATCGATTACAAGGAATATACGAAACTTAGAGACATTGCACAGAAGCGCGTCAAGCGTGGTCAAGCTGCTGGTGTTGCTATTGACGTCCATATTCCTACTGTTAAAGAATTGAAACAGATGGGCGCCGGTGTTGGTGAGATAGAATTAATTCGCCTACAAAATTTTATAGAAACGGGTTTTAGTTTAAAGAAAAGAAAAGAGCTTGAGCATCCGGCTATGTCTGCTGAACAGAGACGTCAGAGGAGGCGCGAGCAGTCCAGGAGATACAGAAGGATAAAGGTAGCGAAAGAGTACGCGCGGGAAGATTACCCGACTAAATACCAGGAATATCTCAAGGGTTTAGAGACTTTGCACATGGATATACCACCTTCTAAATTGCCCGGATTTTTTGCCTATATGGATTTTCGTTTTTCACAAGGTGCAAAGGGTGAAAAGAAATATGTGTTTGATAATTTTGTTGATGATTATTTAAAATTATTGGAAAAAGGATATAATCCGGAAAATATTATATCTGATTTTGAAAAGTTTGAAGCAGATCAAGCTATGATAGACGAAAGAGCAGGCACCATGTCCGGAATGAACTATGAAAAGGCACAGGGCCTATGGGACCAATTTATAGATGAAATTGATTAAGGGAGGATAACGGGATGGTTAAAGACTGGAAAGAGTTTGACTTTCAGTCACTCTTTTTAGAGTATGGGACCGTACCAATGGCGAACCAGCGCCGGAAGAAAGATAAGCATGATACCATGAATATATATTGTGCTTTTGATATTGAGACCAGCACAATATGGTTAAACCCGGACCCTAAAAAGTATGACGTTCATAGTTTTATGTATTCCTGGGCTTTTCAAATTGAAGAGTATACTTTTCTGGGCCGGGAGTGGCCCGACTTCTTCGCTTTCATGGACCGTCTGCGCGCTGCGCTGGATGTGGTAAAGGTTGAGCGATTTTGTGATACAACACCGCATCTTGTTTGTTGGATACATAACGCGAGTTACGAGTGGGCTTTCCTGTCCTCATTATATCCATTTACTGATGAAGAGTGTTTTTTCCGGGATGTCCGAAAACCGATATATTTTACAATGTTCGGCTGTTTTGAGTTTCGCTGCAGCTACATACAAACAAATCTTTCCCTTGCCATGTTATGCAAGCAGATGGGAGTACCGGAGAAATTAAGCGGACAGAAGTTTGATTATTCAAAAGTACGTTTTCCCTGGACACCGCTTACAGATTACGAGCGGGAATACATAATCACAGACGTTGAATCACTTGTCAAAGCTATGCGGAAACGAGTTGAACAGGCCGGGGATAACCTGGTCACAGTTCCGTTAACAAGTACCGGTTACGTTCGCCGGGAGTGCAAAGAATCACTGAAAAATTATTTTTATGATATCCGGGACATGAAACCGGATGAACGGCAGTACCGTCTTCTGCGCAAGGCGTTTCGTGGTGGAAATACTCATGGTTCCATGATGTATGCGGGTAAAATAATAGAAGACCCAGAAGGAATAAACAGCTATGATATAGTCAGTTGCTATCCCACCCAACAGCTGACCCAGCGCTTTCCGATGAAGCCTTATCGATGGCTTGACACTAAGTTGACGCTTGAAAGGATTTTCAGGTTTATCGGCCTGGGTTATTCTGTTGTGGGTCTCTATCAATTCAAAGGGTTGAGGTTAAAAAACAAGAAAACGCCGGTCCCTTATATAAGCGTTTCGCGTACTGATAGTTTAATGTATAAGGAGGAAGAATATACTGATAAAAAAGGGCGCAAAAAGACCAGGAAAGTTTCCTGCATAAAATTAGATAATGGGCGTATACTTGAAAGCTATTATACTGAAATAGCTTGTACGGAAATTGATCTGGAAATTATTCTGAAACAATATTATTACGATGAAATTGCGTGTGTTGAGTGTATGGTGGCGCAAAAGGATTATTTACCGGAAGAATATCGTAATGTTATACAGAACTATTATAACAATAAAACAAAATTGAAAGGGGATGATTCAGATAACGGAGTTTATTTATATACTAAAAGTAAGAATATGCTTAACTCCGTTTATTGACGGAATGAGTGCGACGGACCCAATACACCAGGAAATATTATATAATGGCGGGAAGTATAAGCGTTCTTCATATGATACCATGACAGCAAAAGAAAAAGAAAAGGCATTATTGGCCGCGCCTTTTCCTTATCAGTGGGGAGTATATACAACAGCATACGCGCGCCGGCAGCTGCAGAAAGCTATTGACCTATGCGGTGATAAACTGATTTATTGTGACACAGACAGTGTAAAAGTTAAAGGCACTGTGCCAATTGAAAAGCTCAACGAAGAATTTTTGAAAAAGGCAATCAATACAGGTGCCTACGCAGATGATCGAAACGGAAAGCGTCACTACTGTGGAATTTTCGAACAGGATGCCAGCTACCAGCGCTTCATCACCCAGGGTGCGAAACGCTACGCATATGAAAAAGACGGGCACCTGGGCGTTACGGTTTCCGGTGTCACAAAGCAACGGAATGAAGAAACCGGGGAATACTTCGCGGTTGAAGAGCTGGGCCGGCTTGAGAATTTTGTTCCTGGAATGACCTGGGTCAAGGCTGGCGGCACCATGGCCGTATATAATGACAATGATGATTTTGATTATACAGACCCAGAAACAGGTAAAACAATTCACATCAGCCCGAACGTCAGTATTATTCCGACCACGTACAAAATGGCATACGCAAGGGATTATGAACAGCTTCTTGGAGAGATACAATTATATGGTGAATATAAATCAGAAAGGGAGTAAAGTGAATGATTTTAGAACTTACTGAAAAAGAGCAGATAATGTTACTTGGGCTTCTTGAGGATATATCACAAGCGGAGGATATAAATGAAGTATTTCCGATTCAACAAAGGATTGCGTTAAAATCCATTATTCAAAAATTAGGTGGTACGTACTTTGGGATAATGATGACTTAAGGAAGGGTCTGTGATTTTGAAATGGCAAAAATATATACTAAGGAAGGCTGGATTAATTGGGATTATATTGTTAACCAGCGCGCGGCGTTTAATATGATTGTAGGCGCCCGCGGTGTCGGTAAAACATACGGCCTCTTTAAATACTGCATTGAAAATAAAATCCCTTTTATCTATCTCCGCAGACTGAAAACACAGCTGGAACTGTGCGCCAGTCTGGACGGTAACCCGTTCAACAAAATAAATACTGATATGGGCCTTGATATCAAACCGCACAACACCAGGGCCGGGGTCGTGTTCGCTGACGCAGATCAGACAATAGCGCTTGGCGTGGCCTTGTCCACGGTGGCCAATGTGCGTGGTTTTGACTATTCACAGTATAACGTGATTATCTTTGACGAGGCCATAGCCAGCGAGGGAGAGCGCCCAATCAATAAAGAGTTTGAAGTATTCTTGAATTTCTATGAAACAGTCAACCGCAACCGGGAGCTCTTGGGAGATAGTCCCGTTCAGGCTTTTCTCCTGGGGAATGCAAACCGGCTTGCCAACCCATACTTTGCCGGGTGGCATTTTATGAAAACCGCGCTGAACATGATAAACGGGCGCCAGATGGTCTGGAAGAACGCGGACGGGTCCCGGCTGATGATAATGCTGTGCGATTCTGCTATATCTAATAGGAAGAAAAACACCGCGCTATACAAGAACGCGTCCAGCGGTTTCATGGATATGGCCATTAATAACGCTTTCCGGACCGATGCGACAAATATACGTTCAATGCCAATACGAGAATTTAATCATGTTGTTTCAATCGGGGATATCGGTATATACAGGCACAAGAGCGAAAGATTGTACTATGTATCATTTTTGACAAAACCGGATAATACATATGACGCGTACGGTATGGGGCTGAAAATGTTTCAGCAGGATTTCTACAATTTGCGTTTATTTTATTTAATTAATAAAATTGTGTATTTTGAGAATTATGAAGCGGAATTGATTTTTCGGGACATTTTCGGGTTGACATAACGTTTTTCGGTTTGATATAATATATATGGAACCGGGATACCCTTCACCGGTTACCAAATAAAAATAAGGATGGTGTACAAAAATGGAACTTACAGGCATTCAGAAATTCAAGGCAATGAACGACAAGCACGACAACCTCAAGGACTGCGAGGGCCTGGTGATTCACCCGGTAGCTTTCCACACTCATCAGTATGAGGACACCAAAGGAAAGCAGCACACAGTCCTGGTCATTTTCAACGGGAATGACGGTAAGATGTACAAGACCGAGGTAGCTGCCTTCATTGACAAGTTTATGAAGTATGACGAGTCCTTCGGGGATGCCCCGGACGATGAAAAGCCCGAGATCATTATTACGATCATGACCAGCAAGGCCGGCAACAAGTATGTTAATTTTGAACTGCTTGACAAGGCTGATTGACAGAACACTGACAAAGAAATAAAATAATTATAGGGATGGTTCCTTTCTTCCCCGACGCAGCCCCGGAAGGGTGGGGGTACTCTGGCGAGAGTGTGAGAGATCGGAACCATCTTATTTTTATTAGAAGGAAGGGTTATATATGCAAGACTTTATCACAATTATTCAGACTGTTGGCTTTCCTATTGCTTGCGCTGTGGCAATGTTTATCATGCTGCAGTCTGAGCAGAAAGCACACCGGGAAGAAAGCTCGAAACTAACGGAAACCATAACGGAACTAAAAATCAGTTTTTCTGAGGCTATCCGGGAACAGGAAAACAATATCACAACGGCCATAAATAACAATACACTTGTTATCCAGCAGCTACTTGACAAATTGGAAAAGGATTGATGATATGTACACCGGGAAGCAGTACGGAAAACAGGCAGAAAACCCGCAGTATAACTCTTTGAAATATTCCCAGGTAGACTGTCAGGCGTTTTGTGAGAAGGTGCTGAAGGACCTGGGCGTCCGAAAATCTAATGGGGGCGTTTATGACTGGCGCGGGTCAAATGATATGTGGCGTCATGCTGTTTCCTGGAAAGGAACGATCGCAGAGGCCAGCGCTCGGTTCGGATGTGTTCCGGTTGGGTCCTGGGCGTTTATGGTGAAACATGACGGGGGAGAGGTTCCCCGTGGTTACCATGACAACGAAGGAAACGCAAGCCATGTTGCTATAGTGGTCAATGAAAACCAGGTGCGAGACAGCACAAAAGGAACCGGGCGAGACGGTGTGGCATACCGGAAACTGTCTGACTTTACACATATTGGACTGCCCAATATGCTTGACTTTGACGGTGAAAAACGTACTATAATTGAAGTAGAGGCAGACGAAATTTCAAAGGTTAAAAATCTGCTTTCGGAAATAACTTCAATTATAGGGGGATGGAAAAAATGAAACCGGAAGAAATTCTGAAACTGATTGACGCGGGCTATACAAAGGAAGAAATACAGGCAATGACACAACCGCAGGAACCAACACCGGAGGATGTAAAACCGGAGGAACCAAAACCGGAAGAACCGCAGCCGGAGGAAAGCCCCGCAGAACAGAACGAACTTGCAGAAGTGCGAGAGGAATTGAAAACCACACAGCAGCAGTTGGCGGACCTGGTAAAACAGATGCAGAGGAACAACCTTGCAACGGCTTCCGTTAACATTCTCCCCGAGAATGATTTGGATAAAAAGACAGACGAAGCAATGGCGGAATTAATTCGACCGAAGATTGAAAGGAAAGGTGACTAACAATGTCGGTAAACACTCTTAATTTTGAACAGGTTTCTACGGTCCTTACCAGCATTATCAAACAGGCAACCGGCCAGACCGTACTGACCCCCACCGATACCGGGAGTTTTGTATCAGTGGCACAGGTGGCGCTTCGCGCGGACCGTGATGCTGTGATGCAGGCGATCGGAAACGTGATCGGACGTACTATTTTCTCTGTTCGTCCTTATTCTGCAAAAATGACCGGTCTGATGATGGATACCTTCCGTTGGGGTAATGTTATGCGGAAACTGTCCATTGCAGACAAGGATTGGCAGGATGACCCTGCGTATGAGTGGCCCGCGCTGTGGGATGCCGGCCAGACCCCGCCCAGCGGTGATGGCCAGAGCATTGACCCCTGGACGATCAAAAAGCCCGATATCCTGCAGACAAACTTCTACGGTGCGTCCGTGTATTTTGATGAAATGACCATTTTCGAGGACCAGCTGGAAACCGCTTTCCAGGGACCGGAGCAGCTGGCGTCCTTCCTGGGTCTGATCATGACCAACCTCTCCGACCGGATGGAACAGTCCAACGAAGGGCTGCGCCGTGGCCTGGTAGCTAATGCCATCGCGTCCGTTATTGACGAAGGTTTGACCGATCGTGTTGTACATCTGCTGACAGAATACAACACCGCAACCGGCCAGACCTACACCGCGCAGCAGATTTACCAGCCCGCGAACTTCGCGCCCTTCATGAAATGGGTCTATTCCAGGATTGCTGCAATCTCCGCACTGATGACCGAGCGGAGCCAGAAATTCCAGACGATTATCAGCGCAAAGCCCGTTCTCCGTCATACTCCTTACCAGGACCAGCGCGTGTATATGTATGCGCCCGCGCGGTTTGATATTGACGCCCGCGTTCTGGCCGATACTTTCCATGACAACTATCTCCGCTATGCGGACGTTGAGACGGTCAATTATTGGCAGTCTATCGACACGCCCGACACGATCAATATTACGCCGGCATATACTGACAGCCAGGGCGTCCTCTACTCGCCTACTTCTCCGGTCAGTCAGTCTGACGTGTTCGGTCTGATCTTTGACCGTGACTGCATGGGAATGACCACGCTTGACAATCGCGTTCTGTCTACTCCGCTGAACAGCAAGGGACTCTACAGAAATCTGCACGTTCACAGCAAGCGCCGGGTGGTCCAGGACCTTACGGAAAAGTGCGTGGTGTTCCTCCTCGACTAAGGCTGCTGGCGTGGTTCCCCAGTGGCAACCATCCCTTAACCCGGGGCGGGTACGATTTTCACGTCCCGCCCCTTTTTAATATAGAGGTGTGGCAACATGAATGTATATTTGTTCGGTTTTTCAAAAAGAAAAAACAGCACAAAACAGCCGGTATTGACAGACGGAACTCTTGTATCTGTACAGTTAAAAGAGGAAACGTCTGCCACAAATCCGACACTTATTTTAAATTTGAAAAACAACCAGGGGCAACCAATTCAGCCAACAATATACAATTATGTATATATCCCGTTATATCTCCGCTATTATTTTATAGTAGATTGGCAGTATATGAATGGCGTCTGGGCCGCATTTTGTAATGTTGACGTGCTTGCGTCTTTTAAAACCGCGATAGGCAACACGTCCGCGTATATTGAGCGTTCATCATATGCAAGTAATGGTAATGTTATTGATATGTTATATCCAGCAACCGCAGACGTTGTAATTTCTTCCCCCACCGTTTCCAATTCCTGGCGCGGTGTTGCTCCATCCGGCGGCGCGTATATCCTGGGTGTAATAAATAACAATCAATCATATCATATCGGCGCTGTTACTTATTACGCAATGGACAACGCAGGGCTTAACAGTCTGTTTTCATATTTGTTCGGCAATAATATATATCAAGCGGGAAGCATTACAGAAATCGGTGAAGATTTATTCAAATCTTTGTTCAACCCATTTCAGTATATTGTGTCCTGTATGTGGCTGCCTGGCTACCCTACAAGCTATGGAAGCGTAACAGAAAATGTAAAGGTTGGATATTGGACAACAAACGTGAGTGCTTATGTGGTGTCCGCTATCAGTGAAATCAGATATGTGACAGCTGAGGTGCCGGCACACCCCCAGGCAAGCAGAGGCAATTATCTCAATTACGCTCCTTATACCAGAATAACCTTATATTGCCCGCCTTTTGGTTCCGTACCAATTGACCCATATTTCACACGGGAGGGCCGGTATCTGTACGCAAAAACTTGTATTGATGTGGCAACCGGCGAGGCTGTTTTGAATGTTGCTTTCCGGGCAAATACCAGCGCTGTATGGAATAATAAACCTTGTGTTACCAAATCAGCCCGTATGGGTGTTCCTATTCAAATAGCCCAGGTTCTTTCCGATTATTCCGGAAGCGTGAGCAGCATTGTGAACGGTATTAAAAACACATCAAAGGAAAACCCGATAGCCGCAATAACGGGGTTCTTGGGTGGCGCTATTGAGTCGGCTATTGCCACACAGATGCCACAGGTTTCTACGTCTGGGAGTAACGGATCCTTTAACACGTTTATTGACGAACCGGCACTTGTGGTGGAGCATTATAGAATAGCGGATGAAGATAATGCAGACCTGGGCCGTCCATTAATGGCTGTCCGCACACTGAACACTATACCCGGATATATAAAATGTGGGGAAGCGCATTTTGCGGGTGTATGTTATGAAAATGAACGCGAAAAGATTGATGAGTATTTAATGTCCGGATTTTTCTATGAGTGAGGTGTGACCCTTGGCCGTTGATGCTCCTGTACTCTATAATAATGCCTGGGTATATCTCCGGGATACTATGGGCAGTCAGTCCGGTGGCGCTGACAAACAAAAACATAACGCAGAATTATTTTATAATCTGCTGCGCGTTCTGGGATATACTCAATCCGCTGCGTGTGGCGTCCTGGGTAATATGCAGGTGGAGTCAGGACTTTCACCGGGCGCCTTGTATGGTGATACTTCATCCCTACCGAATAACGGGGAGCAGCTGGCATCGTTGACCAATAATGCAATGCTGAACTGGACAACCGGCGTAATGGGGTTAATTCAATGGAAGGGCGCTGGCCAAGATGGTTACGCGCATCTTCCGTCATTCGGAAATCGCTATAATTTAATATGGTATGATTGGGAGCTGCAGTTATTCCGTCTTGAGATGGAATATATTTATGACCCCACCGGGTGGGGTGGCGTTAACGGTGTTACATATAGTTTTTGGTTTCCTATATCCGGCCCGACTACAATAACATGGGCTCAATATAAAGCATGGACCGGCACACCGGAGGACGCAGCTGCATACTTCCAGACATACCGCGAGCGCGGAGGCAGTGACACCGTGACGCGCCAGACATACGCGCGCAATTGGTATAATTATTTTTCAAGCTATGCGGTTACGGTGGAAGTATCGAATATTTTAAACGCCTGTATGGCTTATTTATTCCGAGATTCGCAGTACACATATTCCCAATACGACTGCATTCATTTTGTAAACCTTGTCCGCGCCCGCCTGGGCCTTCCGCAAATGACCAATGGAACCAACAGCCTGTGGCGCAATGTGGGCGGGAACTTCCTATGGTGGCGCGGAACCTTACAAGACTGTCTTGATCAGTTCGGGGCGGTCCCAGAAGGCGCGTATTTGTTTAAATGTTATCCGGAAGGGACCCCGGGATATGACACAATACCGGAACAGTATCGTGGGGACGGTATAGGAAACTTTGATCATATCGGTATTTATACAAATCGTGGTCTGGGTGTTATGCAGTCCGGAGGTTATGACGTAACGCCTCCGTCTGGGTTTAACGGGGTGCATGATACGCGGACGCGGTTAGATGAAACCCCGCCATGGTGGACCCATGTAGCTTTCGGTAATAATATTTCTTTCCCTGGTGTTGGTCCTGTCCAGGCGCTGCCGGTGTGGTTATACTTTCAATTCAATAAAAGGAGGATGCTGAAAAATGTTAAACGCTTCAGAAATTCCAATGGGTTATGGTGATATTGATTTATACAATTCTCAATTTTCACCGTCAACCGTCCATGTGAAAAATGTTGCATTGCAACGCTATTTCCGGAAATATCTCTTGCAAAAGGCGATCTCTGTTTTTAAATGGAACCTTCCGGAAGAATGGGATGAAGATTATTTCAAGTATGCGCTTTATGGTGTGGGCTATATTGCAGTCCTTAATACAAGAACCTTCGGCGTGATCTGCCAGACGGGTTCCCTGAGTGGATATAACCTATACTATCGTCCTTCCTATATTATTATCACTAACCCGCTGCTGAAGGAAACTATCACAGCGAATATCAACCAGGATTGCGCGCTGATCAAACTGCAGCCCGATTATTCCAGCATTATGGACATTGTTGAATTTTACGCGGACCAGATGGCCCTGTGCGCCGAGGCTATCGGAATGAACCTTGTAAACGTAAAGACAGCAACGGTGTTCGGTGCGGAAAATAAAGCCCAGGCAGAGACGTTTAAAAAGGCTTTTGATGTTGTAAATGGCGGGGACGTTGCAGTGGTTACCGGTCGGAACCTCTTTGACGATACCGGGAAACCGAAGTGGTTCCCCTTTGTCCAGGACATGAAAGCGCAGTATATAACGTCTGATCTGCTTTCCGATATGCGGAAAATAGAGGCTATGTACGATACGCGTATTGGCATACCAAATGCGAATACAGACAAGAAGGAGCGCCTGTTGACGGACGAAATAAACGCTAATAATGTAGAGACTGCCACCATGTGCGAACAGTGGCTTGAATCAATCAAGAAGGGCGTAAATCTTGCCAACGATATGTACAATCTGCAGATTTCCGTTGATTGGCGCGTTAACCCGAAAACTGATATTGCTGATGATTGGAAAGAAGGTGTTGACTAATGCGCGGGGCTTCACTGTCTCTTGTCGGTATGTACAATTGGAACAATACACTATTTGACGGTATGGCATTTCCTTCCGGTTTTGATTCTTCTGACAAGCAGCTCTTTATTAATAACCTTGTAATGGAGTGCGCGGAACTTGAAGTGTTGTACTCTGATTGGGATTTCCTCAAGGCTGCTATTGATCTTTGGTCACATAAAGAATTAATCACATGGGAACGTATTTACCAGGCGTCAATCCTCGAATATAACCCCATTGAAAACTATAACCGTGTTGAACGTACAGACATCCAGAACAGAGGCGCCACCACGCACTCAGGGACTGATAGCGTTGCCGGTTCCGGAAATGATTCTGACGTTTCAACCGGGTATGATTCCGTAGTTGGTTCCGGGAATACTTCTGACGTTGGTTCCGGGAACACGTCTGACGTTTCAACCGGGACGGATACAACAACACGGTCTGTCACTTCCTTTGATAGTAATACTTACCAGCCCGCTGAAAAGACAGAGGACGGAAAGGGTACAACAATCACCCACAACCGCAATGATACAATCACACACAACCGGAACGATACCGAAACATATAACCGGAATAGCACAGTAACCCATAACCACGGGACCACGGACACGACCACGTATGGCCATGTTATCACGGACACGACCGGAACCCTTACAACGTCCACGATCTCCGGGAATATCGGCGTTACAACCTCGCAACAGATGCTTGAGCAGGAACTTGAAGTTGCACCGAAACTCAATATTATTAATATTATGATTGAATCGTTCCGGGAAAGGTTCTGTCTGCTTGTGTATTAAAAGAAAAACTATATAATAAATACCAGGAGGTGTTATATATGGGCCTTTTTGAACAGTTCCCCTATTCAAATTTTCAGTCGCTCAACCTTGATTGGATTATCGAACAGATTAAAACAACGCTTGAGAATGCAGTTGTATCTGTAAACGGCCAGACCGGCGAAGTTATTCTGTATCAGTCGGAAAACATTGTTTTCCCAGATGTTGAGTCCGATCAGTGGCGCATGGTTCGGACAGCTGACGGACATACTGCCGGCGTCCTATTCAATCAGGATTATATGTACGTCATGTATGACAACACAGCTGACCGCGTATATACGATAAATCACCCGCCCGCTTACCCGGTGACTTCCGTGGATGGCCAGACCGGAGATGTCAAAGTTTTCCCTGACGCTGCCACCAGGCTGCCAGATGTGACCAACGATTATACCAATATCCGCAGACAGATCGAAACGAACGGAACGCCGAATATTGTCGGTATTGAACTTAAACAGGATAAAGCGTACCGCATGAAGGACGCAGGGCGGTATGAAATTTATGACAGCGATAACCCGCCCCCTTATCCGGTAACGTCTGTCAATGGAAACACGGGCGCAATTGTTATTGCTATCCCATTCCTTGATATTGACAGTGATGATATCCTCTTTTCAACACAGGCAAGCGGGCATGAGTGGGCCCTGGGCCGGGAAACACAGGACGGAACAGCATCTATCCAGCTTATCACTGACAGCACAAAAGCGGAAGCGTATGTAGATTTTTATGACGGAGAAGGGCTGACATTTACAAAGAAACTGCTGACCACGGACGACATCCCCAGCTCTTCCGGTGTTGTTTCCATCAATGGTCAGACGGGCGTTGTTACCATTTACGGCAATACAATGCCGATTGAATCCGGTTCTCCGGATAGCGTAAAAGATGTGACGGACGCGCTGGACACCAGGCTGACAACGGCCGAAGGAACTATCACGCAGCATGGTACGGATATCGGAACTCTTAACACTAAAGTAGGTCAGATAAAATCTGATATTGCCATCGTTGAGGATACTAACAACGCAACCCATAATATCACAGCTGGACAATATGTTGTATGGAATGGACTGCTATATACTGCATCCTCCAATATCTCAATTGGTGACGGACTTTCTGCAAGCAATTTGAGCACTGTTCCTGCGGGTGGCCTTAATGATCTGCACAACCAGGTTACCACGTTAAATAACAATATTAACAACTTGAAAAAGTTTGATTATTTAGATATTTCTGACTCAACTCCTGTCAATATCACAAATAAAACTTCAGAGCTTGGGCATACAGTTCATCAAAACGATTTTATTTGTGCTGTCTCACAAGATAATGAGGTTATATGTTTACCATATTATGACAGCATTCATAATAAAATGTATTGCTTATTGAAGGACACAAGTCTAAATAATGTTACTGGCACAAAAACGATCAGGGTTTATTATCGAACATAAAATGATGATTTAATTCAGTAATAATTAAAGAAAAAACACTATTTCTTTAATTAAAATATAGAAAGCGAGGTAAATTAAAAATGAGCTATTTTGTAATCGAACTGCAGACCAACGGAAACATTGGAGGTGCTATCGCGACCGCATACGAAAACATTGAAGACGCAAAAGCAGCTGCCTATTCCCTGGCAGCGGTGGCCGTTAAATCCAAAGTAGAGAAGCACACAATTCTCTGTGTGAACTCCTATGGTTTTAACGTCCTGGACCCCATGGCCTTTGAACATGAAGTGACTGAGTAAACCAGTCTCGACAAGGTGGCCAGATGTATAATCTGGTCATCTTTTTATTTGTCCAATCTGGCCGAATTTGTTACCACGTTTTTTTGCCAAAATCGCGTCTGCAACCACGGACGTGTTAACGGTCATCCCAGG